ACATTATTATCATTTTCAATTGTTTCTTTTTCAATTATGAAATACCATAATCGTTTTTTTGGTATAGCGATATTTTCTAAAAAATTAAAAGCTGATTTTGCTTTTGTATTTTTTGGAAATTTTGCTACTTTTCCATATAGATTTACTTTTTGGTTTTTATCTTCACTCATTATATATACAATTATGTTTTCAATATATATTTATATATCAAAGTCAGAAAATAGTTTAGTTAATATAAAATAACCAGCATTATATATTTTATTTTTCGTTTTTCTATATTTTTTATCTATATTTTTTATTTTTGGTTTTATTTCTTTGGAAAATAAAAATCCATCTTTTTCATAAGACTCTAAATTTGAATAACTTCTATCAATTATTAAATTTATTTTTTTAATATTAAATTCATCTTTAATATATTCATAAATAATATTATTATTATTTGTATTAATATATAATTTATCACAAATATTAATTATGTCATATTTAGAATTTAATATTATTATTTTTATTAAAATATTGTTATTAAATATTCCTATATAATATTTGTCATTTTTATATAAATTTATATTATTATCACATAAAAATGAATCGATATCTTCTTTATTTGAAATATTCCTTATTTGGCATTCATTAATATCAACTATATTATTTTTTTTAATTTTATTCAATATTAACGATTTAATAATTTCCTGTTTATATAACCAATCATCTTCCCAAATATGAATTAACTGAATACCTTTTTCTTCACACATATCAGATTTCATTTTATGATAATTATTATCTTTATAAACATCACTATGCCAATATAAACCATTGAATTCAAATGCCAATTTTAATTCTGGTAAATAAATATCTAATTCTTTTCCTCTCAAAACTTTTCTATCATTTAATAATATTTTGTCAGTATAATTTTCTTTAATGAAATTAATTAAAAGTTTTTCTAAACCAGAAATACTAAAATCGATACTATTACAAATAGTGCAAGAAAATGTGTTATATTTTATTCTTTGATAAAAATTGTGTGGCGATATAATATAATCATTATTACATATATCACATTTACATAAAAATTCATTTTTATCATAATCTATTTTTAATATGTTATATTTTTGTATGATTTTATTTTTCTTGGTTATAGATGATTTTATTTTACATTTTTCATATATTTGTTCGTTTTGTAAACTATGTTCATATCCATATTTTTCTATATTTGTTCGTTTAGATTTATTTTTTATATTAACATTCAATAAACAACATTTATTGCCATATTTTTTTATATTTGTATCATTTATTTTATTTCTTATTTCTTTATTTTGTAATATATAATCACAATCATATTTTTCTTTAATTGATTTTCTCATTTTCTCTTTGAAAATATCACTTTTTTGTGGTATAATATTATTATATTTTTCTAAATTCGTTTTATTAGATTTTTGTTTTATATCACAATTATTTAATACAAATTCAACTCCATATTTTTCTAAATTCGTTTTATTTCTAATTTGTATATTACATTTATTACAAAAATAATTACTATCTTTAATATATTTATTATATGCAAAGTAAAATGTATTTTTGATAATACCACAACAATCACACATAACTTCAACTTTTGTGTGTGAACCAATTGGTAAATCTTTTATATCAATTATAATAATATCACCAACTTTTATATTATTATAACCTTTATCAATATAATATTTTATATTTGGTCCTTGTACATTTATTTCAATCTTATTAGTTATTAACATAATTTTTATTTTTATATATTAATATTTTCATATGAAATTTCTTTGATTGTGTTATTATCAATTGGGATGACGATAGTACTTATCGACCGCGTGATCAAACATATTTCTAACAACTGAAACAGAATCTATCATCCATATACTACCTTTTTGTAATTTCATTAAAAAAGTATTCATATTATCATTATTGAATATTAATGGACTCATTATTTTTTTATATAAATTTGTTTCATAATCAAAACCTTCAAATTTATCATCATTGAAATGTTCTAAATCAAATATTTCTTTTATTTCTCTTTCTTTTTCTAACATATTCAAAAATTATTTTTGTGTCACACCATTGAAATGTATATTTATAGAATTTAATCCAACATCACTCGGTGATTCATTATACCATATATTATCTCTTGATCTCCATCCACCTCTAATAATGGCTAATTCATCTTTTCCTATAACAATATCACCATAAACTGGATCTAAACCAATCAATGTATTATTATTTACAATAGTAGAACTTGTTTCTCTATAATAATCTTCATTAGATTTTGAAATAAAATTAACAGTTGCAGAATCAACACCAGTAACATTTTTAACTATTTTTATAAACTCAGCTCTTGGTAATCTATCATATCTAGAATTTTTCAATAAATAATCAGATATCGCTTGTATAACATCATTTTTTATATTATCTTCTAATGCATTACTATATTTTCTAATGTATATATGCATAACATATTTTGTTATTTTAGGTTGAACTATCTTAACATTTGTAGTTAATGACATAGTACCAATTTGTCTTAGGTAACTTATTATTTTATCTTCTTCATCTTTACTCAAATAAAATGCATCTAATTCTATATTGAAATAATTTACTGTCGAATCATTAAAATATTTTTGTATACTTGGTATCAAATATAAAAAAATTTGATTATCATTAAGATTAGTTTTATATTTAGAATAAATATCTAGAAAATTATTTAATTTCACATTAACATTATCTACCGATTCATTTTTATTTACTGACAATTTCAATTTTTTAACGGCATCTTCAACAGCTGTATCAGAAACAGAAAAATCATTATCTTCTAATGTATTGAATGCATTTACTTTAGAAAACATATTTAGACGTTTTAAATGAAATATAAATTGATCTGGTGTTGCTAAAACAAAATTTCTAGATACATATGGTATTGTTGCTTTTATTGATGTTGTTGTTTCAGAATCAGATGAAAAATTAATATCAGTTTCGACACTAATATCAAATAATTTTTCTATTGTTAATATATTACCTTTACTATCTGTAATATCACCAATAGCTTTCCAATCATTGTCAATAGGACTTAATATATCACCTTGTGTACCATTTGATAATAAATATGTTACTTCTATAAGAGAACCTTTTGATGGTATAAAACCAAAATTACCATTACCAAAATATATATCTAATCCACCATTGAAACCTGTTTTGGTATAACAAGCCAATTCATCTTTCAACATATCATATTGATGTTCTTTTATTGATAAAACTATACCATTATATTTTATAGTATAATTAAAATTTTCAATAGATGCATTATTTGAAACACTAACTCGTACAGTTTGATTAAACATACCATTACCAGTAAATTTTTGTGTTTCAAATCTACCTTGTATGATAGGTATAAAAAATTGTGAACCTTGAATTAATGTATATATTGCTTTTGTTGTACCTAATTTTATACTATATTCTAAATTATTAGTCTTATTTTTCAATATTGTATTATCTTTTATAATAACAGCAGAATCTTTAATATCATCTTCTATATTTATTCCTGGTTTCAATTTGAATTTAAGTGTTCCAGTTGCTGATATTTTTCTTGTAACATTTAATCCAGCAATTTTTGCAATATTTTTTATAACCTTTTCATTTGTGGAATTTTCAATATCTATTTGATTTACTGCATTTTTAAGATATACTATATTATGTTGAAATAATTCTTTTTGTACTTCAACAACCTGACCATATGGTGATGCAGGACCATAATTAATAGATGATTTACCATATAAACCTTGTAACCAAGTATTTATTTGAGTAGTTAATTCATCATATTTAACTTCTATAAAATTAAAAATTTTTGCCATTTATTATAAATTATTTTTAAGTGTATTACCAATTGTTTCAATAAGATCATCTAAATCATTTTTTTCAACAGTAATTGTTTTGTCATAAATCTTAAAAGAAAAACTAAATTTCAATTTATCTTCTTTTCTTATTATAAATTCAATATCAGTTGTATTATCAATGTTTATATTAAATGAAAAAAATAATGATTTACAAGGCATTATATACATTTTTGGACCATATTTAACATTAAATATACTATATTCTGTAATATCATTTTTTTGAAACCAGTTATTTATTAGAAATGCTGGTTTTTCAACAAATTCTGATAATATCGTTAAATTTCTACCAAACTTCTTTTTATCAAAAATATTTCTTATCTTTTTTTCAAAATCATTTATATCTACAAAATTCATTTTTTGATATATACAATTTATATCATATAAATATGAAAATGAATTTTCAACTAATTGTGTTTTTTCTTTATTTACAATAAATATTATTTTTGTATATAAAACTGATGATTTTTCTTCAAACATCTTATTGAAAAATATCACTAATTTCAAATTATCTGTTCCTTCTATTTTTTCATAAACACTATTAGATGATAATATTTCAGCTTCCTTAAATATATCTTTTATAGAATTATTTATTTCTTCTATTGTTATATTCATATTAATTCTTTTGTAATTTTATATCTATCTGTTATTGATGATGAGTTAAGATTTGATACTCTTAATATATTTATTTTATATCCTTTATAATATGATATTTTTGGATTACTTCTTAATGTTAAACCATTCGTATTCAATTGTATAGATAATATTATAGATGTATAATTTAATGATGTACCATTTATTGTTGTGTTACCATTTATTATTGTATTTCCATCATTATTATAATCACCTGTTATTGTTGTATTACCTGTTATATCACCACTTAATACACTATTCATAATTGTGTTACCAGAAGATATTGTATTACCTGTCATATTTATGACACCAGATAAATCATTTGAATATATAGCTGTTGATGATGATATTTGATATACACCAGAATAATCATATACAAGTGAACCATTAGTAAAATAAAAATTATCTATATAAACATAATCACCAATCGTAAATACATCATCTTTAACATTTAATTGTGTTAATGTTGTTCCAGTTATTATATTTTTTGATGCAATTAAACTTAAAGAATCATTTGTAAAATATGCATTATTATATACAGAATTTTCTACATTTAATGCATTATAAACTGATAAATCTGTTGGTAAATCTAAATTAGAAATCAAATTAGTTTCAGTTGTTGTTGAACCATTATTGAATCTTATATTTAAATTAATTTTTTGTTTAGATTCAGACATATTTGGTTTTATATAAATATCCATTGATTGGTATGGATATAAATCACTATTCAATAATATATTTGCTGTACCTTCAATATCATTATTATTATTATAAATATTTAATAATAATTGATTTGTTGTTGGTACAGAAACAATATAACTATTACCAGAATTTGTACCATTATAATTGAATACATCTGATATATTCACATTTGTTATAGAATCATATTTAGTATTTATTACATCTACTTGTAATGTAGGATATGCACCATTATAATTAGTATTTATTAATGCTGTACTAGAATTAACAAATTGAAATGTACTATATAATTGTAATAAATTATTCAAATTACTAATTTGTGATTTTATAGTATTTATATCAGTTTGTGAATAAACCATTGATTTAACTTTGAACAGTTCTTCATTCATATTAGTGAAACCACTTATAATAGATATAAAATTATCTTGCAATTTTGCATTTGATTGTAATATATTTTGATACATATCAAATCCGAATTGATTATAAACTGTTGTTGGATCATATGACATTGGTAATGCATCATTATCTATATTATAATTTACATTCAAATTGAAAATGTATGATAAACCATCTTGTGCACCATTTGAAACTAATTTTTTATAAGTTGTTATTAAATTATAATCAGTATCACAATCATCATCATCATCATTTGGATTATTTAAAAATTCAACACCATATAAATTAGATATAATTTCACCAGAACCATCATCTATATCATAATACCAAAGTATTGCATTGAAATTAAAATCTTTTGGTGCAACATTGTCAAAACTAGTTGAATTAAATTCATCAAAATTACTAATTGTATTTCCTGGTAAATTCATTTTAAGATAATGATCTCTATCAAAATCTAATTTCAAACCGTCTATATTAGATGAATCAAATTCTTCAAGATTTTGGAAATAATTTTCATTATCAACACCTATGTTATTATTCAATAAAACACCATAATATGCACCTTTATATCTTAATTTGTCACCATTTGAACATTTATATGTTTTATCTTCAGTATCAAAATAACCATAAAATGAACCTGGATATTCAGATGGATTTAATCTTATTGGTGAATTCATATTTTCAGCACCAACTATTTCTTCTTGTTGTTCTACTGGTAATATTGGCATTTCTAATCCAGGATAATAATTCAAATTAGATTCGATATCAAATAACACAGTTGGTGTTTGTCCTGCTTGATGAGGTATTTGTGCAGTTATTTCAGTATAATTTTGTTTTGATGTTTGAACTTTACTAACTGCTTGTATTTCACCAATATATTGTATCAATTTATTATATTTCAAATATACTGTAATATCATATGTACCACTTGTCATTATACCATCTAATTTCAATGTTGTAGTTGATCCAGATATATCAACATATGTAATACTATATGATGTATTTGCACTTAATTCTGAACCAGTATCACCACTTAATATTATAGTATCACCAACTTTGAATTTTGCTTGTGTGTCTATTGTTATAGTTGGTATATTTCCTTGTCCTTGAAATAAAGTAGCTGAATAATAATTAACATCTCTTTCTTTCCATAAATATTTTTGAAAGAAATTATTATCTGTACCATTATTATTGTCAAAATCAGGAAGATTTTTATCCCAATCAATTTTATGTAATGCTGGTTCTAAATCTAATAAATTCATTTTTCTACACCATTTCCAAAAAATCATTTCTGTCGGTGTTGTTTTTTCATTTACATTATAAAAATCAGTATTTACATTTATTCTACTTTGATGAAGAGTCTCATCAGAATTTGCTACATAATTTCTAAGAGATTCTACTAATTGACTACCAAAATCTGTTGGTAATATACCATCTGGTTGAAAATTATAAAATCTTTGACCATTCATACTTTTATTGAAATTTAATATACCTTTTGTTTGATCATCAGTATTTGGTACAGATGGTATTTCTTGTTCAGGTATATTTAATAAAATAAATTTAGAAAATCTTAATTTATAACTATCATTCTGAAAGTCATTATTCATATCGTTTCCAGAACTTGGGAACGAATAAAATGTACTTCCCTTGGCTTTCATATTTCGATAAAGTGGTGTTGCCATATTAATAATTTATATTTTTTATTATATATAAAAAATCAATCGTCAAAATAAGAAATCATTTATCATTTCTTCTATATTGTCATCATATCTAATTCTTAATAATTTTATATTTTTATCTTTACAATATTCTGTTTTTATTTTATCTCTTAATAATCTATTTACATATTCTTTTTCGCCACCAAAATATTCAACCATTTTAAAATGTTGAATACCATCAAATTCTATACAAGTATTATATTCAGGCAAATAAAAATCAAATTGTAACACTTGTGTATTTTTACAATCATGAAATGTTTTTTGTCTAATAAATAGTATTTCTTTTTTATGTAGTAATATTGATATTTCTCTTTCACCTTTACTTTCATTACAATTTGGACATCCATTATATCTGTGCCCAGATGGTGTTTGTTCAAAAATACCATGAATTGGACATATTATTTTTAATTTTGTCTTATTATTAATATATTCTACTAATGAATAATCATATTTATTGTTATGTATATTTGTAGATTCTTTTATAAAATCTTCTGTAGATTTTATTTTCAAACCACATATTAAACAACCGCAACCAATTAAATGTGATGATATTTTTTGTTTATACCAACCATGTATAGAACATTTTATATTTATTTCACCATAATAATCAATATATTCAAAGTTTTCATATTCATATTTATTATTATGTATTTCATTATATTTTGTTATTAAATTTTCATAATTTTTTATTTTTCCACCACAAATTGGACAACCATTTTTATTATTAATGTGTGAACATGCTTTTTGTTCAAAAACACCATGATTTGGACATATTATTTTTACTTTTGAATGAGAACCAGTATATTCAACTAATGAATAATCATATTTATTACCATGTATTTCTGTTGATTCTTCTACAAATTCTTTTGTGGTATATCGTTTTCTATCATCTGCACATTTTTTACAACTATTACCTCTTAAATGATGTATTGGTGTTTGTTCGAATACGCCATGAACTGGGCATATTATTTTAACTTTTTTATATTTATCTACATATTGTACTAATGAATAATTATATTTATTATTATGTTTTTCTTTTGATTTTTTTATAAAATTGTCTTGCCTATTACATTTATCACAACCATATTTTAAGTGTGATTGCACAAATTGTTCAAATAAACCATGTTCTGGACATATTATTTTTATCGGTGTATATGTGTTTTTATATTCTACTAATGAATAGTCGAATTTATTATTGTATTTTTTATTAAATTTATAGATTAAATCTTCTGTTTTATTTCTATTACAATTACATTTTTTACAACCATAACCATTTAAATGTGAATAAGGTTGTTGTTCAAATACACCATGTTCTGGACATATTATTTTTATTTTAGTACAAGCATTTTTATATTCTACCAATGTATAATCATAATATTTATTATGTATTTCATTAGATCTATCAATGAATATTTTTTTCGTCATTTTTTCTGGCATAATAAGTAGTTTCTTTTTTCTTCAATATATTATATATTAAATTTTAAAAAAGTTATTTTTTATCTTTTTATAATAAAATATAAACCATATTCTTCCATAAACAATTCTTCTGAACCTAATTTTTTAATTTCATCTTGTTTCCACTTATCATCTCTACCTTTTACTTGCCACCAATAAGTTCGTAATATATTAAACACATTTCTATTTGGATGACCATCTTCAGTTTCTTCTACTAATTTATTAAAAAAACAATTACCATTTGGTCCAGATTTTATAAATAATTGGGAATTTGATATAGATGAAATTGTTGGGAAAATCAATTTATATAAATATTCTTGATCTTTAATTTTAGAAAATTCATTCAATAAAATTATATCATAGTTTTTATCAATCGATAAACCTTTATTATAAAATGTTATAATATCTATTAATGAACCATTTTCAAAAATTATGTTTTTATTATTCCATGCAACAATACCTTTTTTCAAAAAAAATGGTAAATTTTTATAAACATTTTTAATCTTATCTAATATAGATATACTACTCATACTTTTATGTGATATTATACCTATGTTAATATTAATACCAAATAACATTTTATGTAAAAAATATATTGCATTTATAACATCAATACCCATTTGTCTACATATTAAATTAATAAAAAATCTATTTGATGAATATTTATTTAATATATTTGTTTGATAATCTCTCAAATTTATATTATTTGTTGAACCATCATCAATCATAATTTTACAATATTTTTCAGCAAAATAACAAACATCATTATAACATTTCGAATATTCTATTATTTCTTCTTCATTATATGAATATAATATATTAGCCTTTCTTGTACCTTTTATATTTTGAAATTCAATTTTATCAAATCTTGATAATTGTTCTTTATTTTCTATTTTTTTAATTATTTCAGAAACAATTTCTTTATTAAGTATTTTCATATATTTTTTTATGTTTATATATTAAACAAAATGAATCAAAAAACATAGAAAATAATTGTTTTCGAAATTATTTTGTAAAAATTTTATACAAACCAATATTCTTTACAAAATCATATTAAAATATTAATATATACAATAAATATAAATTATTGACATGGGAACAAGAATAAGAACTCTTACATCTATTGGTGTTATAAAACAAAGCGGTTTTGGTACACCAACACACACATCAACTGGTGTAACATTATATACAGACTTAAATACTGGTATTGAATGGGAAAACGTTGATGGTATTAATTGGTATAGTGAAAAAATAGATAGAATTAGTGGTGATACATATAATTATAATTTGATTACAGGATTAACTAATATGTTTGATATTACGAAAACTGATAATGCTGCGGCAAGATTTAATACTACTGTTGGCGAGTTTGTTCAAGATTCAAAATTAATTATTGGAGATGACGGTGATTTATCATTAGATAGAACAACATATGCTGATCCATCTATTACAAATACACTTTTGAATTTCACACAAACAAAAACTAGTGGTACTGGTAGTCTAAGAGGTTTGAATATAGAAACACTATTAACATCATCAGATGCTGTCAGTTCACAATATAATATACGAAATTATGCAAATTATAGTGGGACAACTACATTAACATATTTATACACAAATCTTAATTATGCACAAAATATCGGTGATGGTTATGTACAAAATGTTACTGGTGTTTATGGTAGAGCGTCTAATATCGGTAATGGTAGAGTAAATAAATTAGCAAGTATACAAGCATCAACAATAAATACATCAACAAATGTTTTAAATAATGATTTATATTCATTTGCAACAACATCTGTAAATTCTGGTTTTGCAGATCGATATTATGGATTACAAATTTATCAAACAAATGTTGGTACGGTAAGGGAAAATATTGGTATTCAAATAGATTTTGTTGGTACTGGTACAACTACTGAAAAAATGATAGGTATTGATATAGGTAGAGAACATGGTTGGGAAGGAACCGCACTAAAATCTTATGGTATTTATATAGGAAACACTATTGGTAAAGGCACATTAGAAAAATATGCAATATTTAGTGAATCAGTAGAAGATTCTGTATTTAGTGGTAATATTAAAACACTATCTGATATGACAATATTAGGTAAAATTAAAACAACTGGAATCACTGGTGTAGAATATGACCAAGATTATTCTACTGGTTATACAAATAGGTCTTTGGTAGATAAAGGTTTTGTTATTAATGCAATAAGTGGTATATCTATTGATAGTGTAAAAGTTGATGTTGGTAATAAAAGTATATATTCTGATTTATTAAATGCTATAAATCAACCAAATAGTATTTTATTAGGATATAATACAGGTTCTGGTTCAACAGGTACCGATTCATCAATATTTCTTGGTGAATATTCTGGTTATAATAATAGTGCTTCTGTTGAATGTGTTTTTATAGGTAAAAATTCAGGTAAAAATAATTCAAATATGTCACATTGTGTTTTTATTGGTTCTGATGCTGGTACATCATCAAATGGATATAATTCAAATTATATCGGTTATTTTGCTGGCAGTGGTGCAACATATAGTTCAAATAACAATTTTTTTGGTAATTATGCTGGTTTAGGCGCATATAGTTCAAATTATTCTAATATATTTGGTTATTATGCTGGTTATAATGCATACAATACACCAAATTCAAATTTGATTGGTTATTATGCTGGTTATAATGCATACAATACACAGAAAGTGAATTTTATTGGTTATCAAGCTGGTTATAAAGCATCAAGTTCAACTAATACAATATTCTTTGGTAATCAAGCTGGTTATGATGTGACAGCCGTAACATACTCAAATTATATTGGTAATCAAGCTGGTAGTGGAGCATATAAATCAAATCATATGAATATGATAGGATCTAATGCTGGATTAAATTCTAGTAATTCAACATATTCAAATTTCATCGGTAATGACGCAGGTAGTAATGCATCAGGAATATCATATTCAAATTTAATAGGTAAAAGTGCTGGCGTAAATTCATATAATACATCATATTCAAATTTAATAGGTAAAAATGCTGGTAATGGTGCTAGAAATATATCATATTCAACAATATTAGGTGTTGATAATGGTACAAATGCACATTATACATCATATTCTGTTTTTATTGGTAGATCAACTGGTAATTATTCAACTGGTGTATCATTTTCAAATTTTATTGGTATGAATGCTGGTGAATACACATATTTATCATATTCTAATATAATTGGTTATCAAGCTGGATCAAATGCACATAATTCATCATATTCTAACATAATTGGATATCAATCTGGTTATCAAGCTTATAATTCTAGTAATTCAATATTCATTGGTTATCGTTCTGGTTATAAAGACAGTGTAAATAATTTAACAAATAATGGATATTCTATATTAATTGGTCCAAATACATCTACAAGTGGTTATTCAAATTCAATTGCAATTGGTAGTGGCGCAACAAATACTGCAACAAATCAATTCTTAGTTTCAAATCAAATAACACAATTAAATTTAAGAGAATTGAATTATACTCTACCCAGTGGACAAACATATGGTACATTATCTAATGATGGTACTGGTGCATTATCATGGGTAAATAACTCATCAAATTTTGCATTTTTTAGTGTTGGTAGTGAATCAGAATTAATAAATGCAGTTTCTACAATAAATTCAAATCCGTTATATACTGCTGGTACTATTATATTTAAGAATTCATTTTCACTTACACAAAATATTACATTAAATTTAGAAGCTATAACAATAGATTTGAATGGTTATGTATTAGTTCATGAAGATTTTATATTATCTATACAAGGAAGTAGTTTTGAATTAAGAAAT